GTAACCGCCGTCCGGGAAGCGCACGCCGATATAGTGGTCCTCGCCCACGCTGAATGGCACCGCGCGGCTCAGTGTCAGCTCGGTGGTGGTGCCGGCGAGCAGGCGGCCGGAATAACCCCACTGGGTTAAATCGTGGCTCAGTGCGACCACGTCGCCGCGCTGCGCCACCAGCCCCTCCATGTCGGTCTCCCAGGTAATCTGGCGGCGGCGGTAGTATTGCTCGGCGGCGATCAGGTTCGCCTCGCGCCCGGCCTGGCTCTCGCTGGTGATGCCGCGAATCTCGAACGTGACCGGGTTTTCCGGGCTGACGACGCCGGGCACCGCCGCGCGCACGGTATCGCGCTGGTAGCCCAGCGCCGGGTTGGTCCACGCCACCACCACCTCGTCCGCCAGCGGCCCGGTGAGGTAGTCCACGCGAAAGCTGTTGCGCACGATGTTGCTCATGCCGAACTGCGCGGTCACCGGCAGGCTGTCCTCGTCCCACACCACGCCCAGCAGGCCATTCGCCCAGGTGGGCGTGGCGCGGCCGCAGCGCGCGACGATGCGCAACTGCGCGTCGATGCTCTCGCCGGCGCGGTCGAACACCAGGTTCACCGCCAGGCCGGCCGCGTCGCACCACGCGCCCCAGGTCTTGATTTGCTCGATATCGATGCGCGCATCGGGCAGCGCCGCGCCGAACACGCGCCGCCCGCCGAGGGTTTTGCCGCGCGCCAGCCACAAAAACCACCAGGCCGGGTTACTGGTGGCCTGCGTGTTCCACGCGCTGCCGTTCCACACCGGGCATTTTGCGCTGGCGATGGCGTTGAGCGCCTCGATGCTGCCGTTAAGCTGGCCGCTGGCCTTGATGATCATCGCCAGCCGCACCTGGTCGGTATAGTCGATGGCCGTCTCGGGCTGGTAGCTCTTGAGCTGGGTCCATTCCCAGGTGACGATGTTTTCAGTGGCAGGGGGAACGGTTATCGTAAAATCGGCGCCATTGCCATAAACGAAACCAGGTACGGCCGTATAGTGTGCGGTGGAATCGAGCAAACAGCGTACCTCGTATTGTCCATTCGGCACATCCACCGACGTTCCCCATCGGAACGGCTCGCGGGTATCGTTGTATAGCCACTTCGGCGTGCCCGGTACGGTTTCGCTGCCGAGCAGCGCTATCCACGTGCCCGAGCCGACTTCGCGATATTGCACGTACAGACTGATCCGCACATAGGACAACCCGGCATTGCTCTGCCGGTAGATCAGCCCCTGGAACTCGAGCACGATGCGCGTGGTATTCACCGAGGTGGTCTTGGTGATCCAGCTGTCCGCCACCGCGGCCAGATCGCCGCCGTAGACGGAATCGACATTCAGCGGAAACAGGTCCAGCTTGCCGTCCGCGCCGGCCAGCTCGGTGGTGACATCGTCGAAGGACGTCAGGTCGGTATCGCCGAGCTTGTAATCGGAAAGGTCCAGCTCGCTGAGGCCGAAATGAAACACCTGGTTCAGGTACTGGTCCTGGCCGATGAATTCGGTGTACGGCTGCGCGCCGTAATCCGGAAAAATGCGGTGCGTGCCGATCACCAGCGGCATCGGCTCGAATGCGCGCGCGCGGTTCTGGCCGCCGCTGAGGCTGTAGGTGGGGCTCTGCTCGGTGCTGCCGGGCACCTCGGGCGGCTCGATCGGCAGCAGGTGATTGATCAGCAGCATGCCACCGACGGCGAACAGCGCCTGACCGGCAACCGCACCGCCGACGTAAGGCCCGATCAGCGCGCCCGCGCCCGGCGCGGCATACAGCACCGCCAGCGCCAGCACCGTGCGCGTGGGGTCGCTGCCCTGCCCGCCGCCGCCGTCGTGCAGCGTCGCGCGCAGCGTGATCAGGTCGCCGGGTTCGGGGTAAATGTCGGCCCATGTTGCACAATCGACGAATATGCCGTTGCGAGCGGCCGCAAAGTTTCCGTTTGCAGCATATAGCCCCGCGCCACGCAACAAATCGGCCATATTTCGACAGGGTTTTGCCGGCAAAAACAGGCATTTTCGGCCCTGGCCGGCGCACAGCGGGTGCGGCGCGTACACCACCCGCACCGGCGGCGGCGGCAGGCAGCGCGCCCAGTTCACTTCCATGCGTAATAACCCACGCGCTGCAGGCCCAGGTTGCCCAGCGCGTGCTCGCGGTGCAGCACCACCATGCCGGCGTTGCGCTGGCTGTGCAGCACCCAGATGCGGCCGTCGATGAGGCACACCAGGCCGATGTGGTTCAGCCGCCCGCGGCTGCGCATCAGCACCGCGTCACCGTCGTGCGGGCGCTCCACCGGGGTGGCATAGGTTGCCTGCAGGTTGTCGATCTGCCGGCTCAGGCCGAACACGCTGCCGGCGCGGTCCGTCGGCAGGTGCACCTCGCGGCCGAACACCTCGCGCAACACCTGCTCGCACAGCGCCGCGCAGTCGCACTGCGCATACGGCAGGCCGATGTAGCGGGCGGACCAGTGTTCGGGCGTGCGGGCGGGGGGCATGGTGCGTACATTGGCACGCACAACGCGGGGAAAATAAGGGCCGGGTGTGTCGCACCCGGCCCGGTGGGTCTAATCCTCGGCGAAGGCCTCGGGGTGGTGATTGATGGCCCGGTTCAGCAGGCCCTCGTGCCTGTCGATCTGGTTCATCAGCGCCTGCGCCTCATCGATGCCGTTGCGATAGCGCATACACACATCCATCAGCGCATACAGTTTGCGGCGCACTCTGAACAGGCTGCGTGAAATCGGCAGGTCTTCCCGGTACGGCCGATCGAGGCTGATAATTCGGCCGGTCTGTGTTGTAGCGGCCATCATGCGCTCTCCTCTATGCCAAGTCCGAGCTGGCGGTAATCCCGGCCCAGCAGGGTGAGGTCCGGCATTTTCTGGCCGATCAGGTTGCACAGGTTGCGCAGCTCGCTGGTGAGCAGTTTATGCAGCATCGCGTCCTTTGTGTCAGCCAGCTTTTCGGCGATGGCGAGTATTTGCTTGCTGTAGGCCATGCGGTCGCGGGTTGGTATTGTGCCGAAAAAACCGGACTTGCGGATGCTGGGGAGCACTTCCTCGCACACCCAGTTGGTAAATTCGACCGCTTTGGGCTTGCTGGAACGGAAAATAAGGCGGAATAGCCCCGGTTCTGACACCATTAACAGGCCGTCGCCGCCCTGATTCATGTTCCCATATACCTTGAATTTCCAGCTTTCTGGGTAGTCCCGGAGGGTTTTACCGGACCAGGTAATGTCCAGCACAGCGCAAACGTCCAGCGCACAGAACAGTGGTTCGCCATTTTCATTGATCGCTATGCGAACATCGGCTTCATCGAAGTAGAAAGGATTCTCCAGCAAATGCGCTGGCAGTGATTGGTTAGCCATAACGGCCTCCTAGTGTTTACTATGTGCCTTCACAAATGAGGGAAGGCGGGACTCAAGTACCGCACTAAGTCGGCTGGGCGTATTCCCCGAAGGTATTGTATTTGGCCCTATCGTCCCGCCCATAAACTGCGGGCGCAAAAAAACCGCGTATCTATCGGGTGCGGTCTTCCGCTTAGTGTTCTACTGCCAGCAACTCTACGCCGCGCCGAAAACCTTGTCAATAAACCCGCTGTGGCGTATTTTGAACTGCGCTTTTCAATAACACAGCGGAGGTGTCCGAGCCATGCTGGGTGAACGAAACATCATATCTATTTGCCCCTATTGCGGGCACGACCGGGGCCGTCCGGCCCAAAGAGCCTACAAATGCAAGAACTGCGGTAACGAGGTGTTCGTTCGCCGAACGCCAGAAAGTCGTGAGCGAAAACCTGTTACTTACGAGGAAGTAGAGCGAATAGAAACGCTGTGGTCGGACCGTCGAGAAAACAGGACAGCCGAAACACTGTATGACGTGCTATTCAGTTACATCGACGCAGGGCTGAGAGAAATGTTAGAGCACCCAATTCCAGATTTACATTATGTGCAGATTATCGGGCATACAAAAAGCGCAGTGCCTGTCTGTGAAAGCTGTTCCGCACTTGTCGGAAAACTGCTAACCCCTGCTGATGCTCGAAAATTTAAGTTATTGCCAAACTGGGGCTGCAAGAATGTGGAAAGAGCTTTTTTCTGCTTGATTTCATATGAAATAGTGTTTGACGATGAATTGCCAGCAGACTTTAAGAAGCATCTCTATAAGCCACCGGCCCCCTCATTGTTGAACAGAATTCGCGGGTGGCTGAGAGATTGAGGGGACAGACGCTATAAACGTGCGCTTTTCACTGAACAACTCAACAAGGTGACCGAGCCATGAGTGATGAACAAGAAATCAAAGCAATCAACGGGGAATTTGTACTCGAACTGGAAGGCCGGATCAATGCGCTCATGGAAGTCTGCGCTGAATTGATCGCGCTGTATCCGGACAGAGCGCGGATTACCGTGCCGCTACAAAAATTCCTTTCAGTCGTTTCAGAGCACAATGCGCGACTACCCGGAGGTGATAGCTACACGCTTGGCGTTCGAACTGTCGTAGAAAGGCTGCTCGACGCTGCTGATCGCGCTCAAGGTTCGCAAGCGTTGTTTGATGCAGATGATCAAACACCGCATTAAGGCGACGCTCCTTAGCCAGGGACATTCGGACATCCGGATGTTGTAGCAAGGCCTCTGTCGCAGGATGCGCCCGGATGGTTGTCGTACCGTCGTCGTTATTAAAATACTGCACCGCGCCGTCTTTTGCGATCGCGCTGAGCAGTTCTTCGACCGATGCCATCAGAACAACCCCGGCGCCGTGTCCGGCCGGTAGGTCAGCGGCACGCCGGGCTGGTTGACCAGGTCACTGAACCCCAGCACGCCGGTGACCTGCATCATGTCCATGCCGACATTGGTCAGGTCCATCGTGATTTCCCATTCCACCGTATCCGGATCCGAGCGCAGCACCTGGATGAAGCGCACCGTGGCGCCCTGGCCGCCGCCGCTGGATTCGAGCCACTGCGTGAGTTCGCGGCCGATGTTGTCGATGGCGATCTGCGCGCGCGGCAGGCCCTGCTGCAGGTCGTCCGGCAGGGTCACGCGGAAGGCCAGCGCGGTGAATACGTCGCCGTTGTGGGTGAGGTTCTGCGTGTCGTTGACCACGCGTACCGGGGTGGCGAGGTCGGCGTGGTCGATCTCCAGCAGGATCAGCGGTTTTTCCGCCGCGCCGGTGGCGTTGATGCTTTCCTGGAACGCGCTGGAGTAGTTGCGCGGCATCAGCGCAGGTACTCGCGGATTTCGTGGATGAGTATCTCGCGCTCGGCTTCGAACGCGGCCACCATGTCGTCGTCCACGCGGCTGCTGGTGTGGCTGGCGAGGTTACGCAGCACCTGCGTGAGGCCGTCGACGATCTCCGGCAAAAAACGCCGCACCAGGGGCAGCACGATGGGGCGCAGCACGCGCCCGACGGCGGAAACGATGCGCACGATGGGGCGCAGCACACGCCCGACGGCGGAAACGATGCGCATGATACGGTTCATAATCTGCCTCCTCAATCGTCCCAGGTTTCGAGCGTGAAGCTCACATCCCACGTCAGCGGGCCGTCGCCGGGTGCGTTGGCCCGGGCGGTGTAGTCGCCGCGCTGGATGCGAGCGGATTTGGTGGCGTCGGTCAGCGGGTCGTCCCAGTCGAACCAGCTCGCGCCGCGCGCGACGGTGTCGCGAAACCACGTTTTCCAGGTGATGAATTGCGCGCTGCTGTAGCGGTAGGTGACTGGGCGCGACACCAGCGCGCGGCTGCGCACCTGCCCCTGTTTGGCGAGGCCGTCGTCCATGTCGGTGCGATCCACCGCGGAGGCCGGCGTTTCGCTGTAGCCGTCCAGCAGCAGCTCGCCATAGGCGGGGTAACTGGGCATATCAGCCCTTGCTCACGGTTTTGACCAGGTTGCGCAGTGGCCCGCCGCGCTGGATGTCGTCCATGACGATGCTGATCACCGTACCGTGGCTGTCCGCGCCGAAACTGGCGTCGGTGACCTGCCCCGGCGTGCCGCGGTTGTCCACCTGGATGCGGATGTTGCCGCCGCCGCCCATGCTGGCCACCTGGTCGCGGCTGAGCACCAGCTCGCCGGTTTGCAATATCGCCGGTACCTCGCCGGGGCTGAGCCCGGCGAAGCCGCCGCCGTGGTAGTGCGGTGCGCCGGCAAACAGCAGCGGGTTGACGTTGCGGGTGAATGAGCCACCGCCCCCGACGATGCCGCCGCCGTGGAAACCTTTCACGCCCAGCGAACTGAACAGCGGCGCGGTGATATTCTGGTAAATGGCGATGCGCAGCAGATCCCGGATGATGCTGTCGGCCAGCGAGCTGAAATCCAGCTTGCCCTGCTGCACCATGTCCGCCAGCGTGTTGGTGAACTGGTCGCCCCAGCCTTTGGTGGCGGCAATCAGGCGTTCGTTGGTTTCCTCGCCTTTTTTCGATAGTTTTTCGAATTCAGGCACGGCTTTTTCCAGCGCCCGCCGGAGCGTTTCCAGCGCCTCGGCGCTGCCAACCGCGCCGAATGCGCCCTGTTTGTACAGCGCGTTGAGGCGTTCATGTTCGATGACCATTTTTTCGATATCGGTGCGCGTGTCCGCGTAAACCTGCCGCCCTGCTTCCATGACGTCGTCGTGCGCCTGCTTGGCGGCGGTGGTGGCGGCCAGCGCGCGCGCTACCGTGAGCTCGGCCTCGCTGGCGCCGAGCTGTTCCAGCTTATACAGCGCCACCTGCTCGCGCGTCTGGCCGTAGGTGTCGGCCTCGGCCTGCAGCGCGGCGATCACGCGGTCGACGTTGGTCTGTTCCGGATTTGCCGCCGGCGGCGGTGCGTTGGCGTGCACGGCG